GGCTTAGTCGCCCCCACCACTCTCTATTAAGAGGATCGACCTATGCCTAAAGTTATTTTCCACACCGACTTTTTCGACAACAACCGGCGCTACCGCACAGGTATCGAGTATGACATCAGCGATGATGTAGTCCTCCCCACTCGCGGCATCGAGGTCATTGAAGAGAAAGTTGAAAAGCCTGCTCGCCGCGTTTCCGTTAAGTCCGAGGAGTAGGCTTAGATGGCCAGCAAGGTACAAATTGCCAAGCTGGCGCTGCAGCACGTCGGTGATCGCTACGATATAAGCGACATTACCGAGGCAACGCCAGAGGCCGAGCAGGTCAACCTGCTTTATGATGACACGAGGGACGCTCTGTTGCGCCAGCATCCTTGGGTGTTTGCGACTAAGTACACGTCGCCTGCCGCTCTAGCTGGAACCGTACCCGGCAACTGGACGTATATGTACACCTACCCTACGGACTGCATTAAGCTCCTCGGCATCGTCAATCCATTAGGTGACGACCAGCCGAAGATCAAGTTCGAGGTAGCTCGCAACGCTGACAGCACTCGCGTTATTCTGAGTAACGAAGAGACGCCGCAGATATTTTACACGTTCCGCGCCGAAGACACTGCAGACTACGACCCCGAGTTTGTCATGGCGTTCTCTTACGTCCTCGGTGCGCGTATGGCTATGCCGCTAACGGGTGATAGTAGTATTGCTGACTTCTTGTTTCAGCAGGCTAGATCCGTCATCAATAGCGCATGGGCAAGCGACTCAAATGAGGGTATAGAGCCGTCGATCCCAGACGCAGATTGGATTAGGGCGAGGGTCTAATGACAAAGGTTATTCAGTCTAATTTATCTGGCGGAGAAGTCAGCGACGCTATTGCTGCTCGCGTTGACATTGATAAGTACAAATCCGCTGTCTATAAGGCTGAAAACTTCTTTGTGCAGGTACACGGCGGCCTGACTAACAGGCCCGGTCTGGAGTATGTGTCCCCCGCTAAGACGCCGGCTACGTCCGTCCGGCTCATCCCGTTCGAGTTTAACACCACACAGACCTACATCTTAGAGTTCGGCAACCTGTATATGCGCGTCTACAAAGACGGTGGTCAGGTGCTGACCGGAAGCGCACAGACTATTAGTGCCGCGACGAAGGCTGACCCCGCTGTGGTTACAGCTACCAGCCACGGGTTCAGCAACGGAGACGACGTCTATATCAGCGGTGTAGTTGGTATGACCGAGCTTAACGGGCGGTTTTTCAGGGCTGCCAGCGTATCTACTAACACGTTTGCGCTGACTGACTATGCTGGCGCTAACATAGACAGCACCGCGTTTACGACATACGGATCTGCAGGAACCGCTCAGAAGGTGTTTGAGCTGACGACCCCATACACTGCTGCCGACATCTTCGAGCTGCAGTACGTCCAGTCAGCAGACGTCTTGACTGTAACGCATCCAAATTACGCTCCCCGAGACATAGCCCGGTCTGACCACGATGTGTGGACGCTTACGGAGATCGACTTTAAGCCTGAGCAGGCGTTCCCTACTGCGTTGGCTGTTACAGTAAACAGCGGTGGCTCCACGACAGAACGCTACGTTGTTACTGCAACGAATATAGATAGTGGGGAAGAGAGCCTGCGCGGCACTGCTCCGGCAGTGGGTGGCGGTATTAACGCCATAACAAAAGCAAACCCCGGAGTGGTGACTACTGCTAGCGCGCACGGTCTTCTTAATGGAGACGACGTTTATATCAGCGGCGTAGTGGGGATGACCGAGGTTAACGGTCAGGTGTTTAAGGTTTCTAACAAGGGTACCACTACTTTTGAGCTTACCGACAGCACGGGGGCGCAAGTCAATACGACTAGCTACACAACATATTCATCCGGCGGTTCCGTGTTCCCGATGTTTATTAAGATTACTAACGGTCACGCAACGCCTGATAACACGATATCGTGGACGGCGGCAGCTAATGCTGAGAGCTACACCGTCTACCGAGAGAAGAACGGGCTGTTTGGCTTTATTGGTCGCACCGAGCTAACCGACTTTACTGACGTAAACATTGGGCCGGAGGTGGACGACACACCTCCGCGCACACGAAATCCGTTTGTAGGGGTAGGCAACTACCCGTCTACTGTGGGCTACCACGAGCAGCGCAAGCTGTTCGGCAATAGCGACACATACACCCAGCGTATATGGATGACGCAGACCGCACACTTCACGAACCTTGCAGTGTCCAGTCCGACGCGAGATGACGACGCAATAACGGTGACCCTAGCCAGTAGGCAGGTGAACGAGATACGCCACTACGTATCTTTGTCTGATCTTGTGGTTCTGACGTCTGGCGGTGAGTGGCTGGTGCAGGGCGTAGACGGCGTCATTACCCCGTCCGGTATCCAGATCAAGCCGCAGTCATACTACGGATCAACTGAGCTGCCTCCTATCGTCGCTGGTGACATCGTCATCTACATGCAGCCGGGTCAGGCCGTCCGAGATCTAGGCTACAAGTTCGAGAGCGACAGCTACACCGGCAACGACCTGTCGGTCTTAGCCCGCCATTTGTTTGACAACAACTCCATCGTAGACTGGACATACGCTCAGGCGCCACACAGCATAATCTGGTGCGTGCGCGACGACGGTATACTGCTCGGTATGACGTACTCCCGCGAGCAGAGTGTGTTCGGTTGGCACAGGCACACTACAAAGGGCGATTTTAAATCCGCCGCTGCTATCCGTGAGGGAGACGACGACTTCACTTACTACGTCATTGATCGCATCGTCGGAGGTACGACAGTCAAGTACATCGAGCGTATGCGAACCCGTGATATATCTGATGTGCAGGACAGCTACTTTGTGGATAGCGGACTGACGCTGGACAACCCGGTAACGATTACGGGGTTCACTAACGCCAACCCTGTTGTCGTCACTGCACCATCGCATGGGTTCAGCAATGGAGATGTCGTCGATATAACAGGTATTAAGGTTGTGGACAGCGACGCTACTCGTGGCTGGTCTTACGACACTGAGATTGAAGGCACCGGCTACACCGTGGCCGGCGTCACTACCAATACGTTCCAACTTCAAAACAGCGGGGCCGATGTTAATGGCAGCGCCTTTAAGGTCTATAACTCCGGGGGTGAGGTCCGTAAGGCCGTAACCACACTAGGCGGATTGTGGCACCTAGAAGGCCAGTCAGTGGTCGCCTTGGCTAACGGGTACGTTGTACGAGACCTGACCGTAGCTAGCGGCTCTGTGACGCTCCCTAGCGCAGCTAGCAGGGTGCATATCGGACTGTCCTATACGTCGGAGATGCAGTCCCTTCGTATAGACAACGGCAACCCCGGAGACACCATACAAAGCAGGGATAAGAAGATTAGTCGCCTTAGTATGCGATTTGAGACTACACTAGGCGGATGGTACGGACCTGACCGGGACCATATGCGCGAGATAAAGTACGGTCTCTCGTCCCAGTACGGTCAGCCGCCCGCGTGGGTTACAGGTGATAAAGGTGTGACGATGTCGCCGAGCTGGAATAAAGACGGTTACGTTATTGTCCAACAGCGCGACCCGCTGCCGATGAACCTTCTTGCGTTGATCCCAGACGTAGTGATCGGGGGTAATTAATGATCCGAGACCTCACACCTCTTGATGTAGATCAGATTATAGAGCTGGGCCATATCATGTCCGCTGAGACAGGCTTTGCAGGCTTCCGTATGCACGAGCCGAGAGCGCGGTTTATTCTGTCAGAGATAGTGTCTGCAGACACTGTTTTTGCTAAGGGCGTGTTTCAAGGCAGTAAACTTGTTTCTGTGTTTATCGGCGAAGCTGCAGACCACCCATTTATGGATGTCCGATTTGCCAGCGACCTGTTTATTTACTCCCACCCAGACCACCGGGGCGGGATTAGCATGGCACGCCTGTCTAAACTATTTAGCTCTTGGGCTAAAGATCAGGGGGCGGACTACTGTAAATTAGAGATTAGCGCACGCATCGATAACGATAGGGCAGCTAAGTTTTTCCAGCGGTCTGGTTATGCTGATGTTCTCTCCTTATGAAAGAGGTAGCCTAATGGCCGTAGCAGCAACAACGATAGCAGCAGTAGCAGCAATAGCGTCAGCGGGACTGGGGGCTGCAAGCGCGTACCAGCAGTCTTCAGCCGCCAAAGCGCAGGCAAATTATCAGTCGAAGGTTGCGAGCAACAACGCTACCATTGCCATGCGGAATGCAGAGAGACTGCAGCAATACGGCTCGATTGCCGAGGATGAGCAGCGCGAGCGCCTAGCTGCGACTAAAGCCTCAGCCAGAGCGCGCCTAGCAGGTAACGGTTTGCTGGTAGACGATACAGTTGACGCTACGGGAGCCTTGCTGCAGGCGGATCTTGCTTCTGAAGGTGAGTACGACATCCTGAAGCTGAAGGATCGATACGCGCAGCAGGTTCAGGCGGCAGAAGTGCAGGGCGTAAACTTCCAAGCAGAGGCGGGTCTTGCATCCCTTAAGGCGGCGCAGCAAAACCCCGGTATGGCTGCTGCAGGCTCTCTATTGAGTAGCGCGGGCAGCGTGTACAAAGCCGGCAAAAACGATGAGTGGTTTTCATAATGGCTAGAATACCGACACCGGCACAGCGCGGACAGGCCGTAGGATCTGTCCAGTCACAGTTCACTCCGACGCCATTCCAGAACCTGAACCCCGACGCTGACGTGTTTGGCGCCGGACAAGCTCGCGCAATGATTC